AACACCAACACGGACATTGGCAGTAGCAGTGCCTTTCACGTCGAAACTGGCAGCGATGTAGCCGCAACAATCAGCGGTCGCCAACGATCGATTGATGACGCTTTGGTGCTGGGTGAAATCTATAAATGTGGTAGTTGCTTGGCAGTATTGCAGCAACGCTTCCCTGCGGACGAAACATTCTCGTCTGATGGCGACAATCAACCGGTCGGCAATGGACTGTCGATCACAGCACGCTTTCGCGTCATAAAAGCTGGTGTTGTCACTGTCTCATCAGGAGCAGAGATCAATCCATCCACGACAGGAACAACGGCCTATCCCGCCCGAGTGGATGTGTCCAATAACTGGGACTGGACTTCATCTGTGGTTGACCCTGGGCCCCGCTATCCCAGCGGCACCAGCAGGGGGCATCTCCATCGCTGCGCCGTGGCTGATTTCACGCTTAACAAGCCGGCCAGGGTGATCGAGATCGGTCTGCGCAGCACGGTGGGCATTCGAGGCAGCGGGTTTGCCAACCTCAGGCAGGCGCCAACGTTGACCGAGATCAACCGCCTGGCCGGCGGTGAACGAGAAGGGCAGACGCTTGGGTCAGGGGCGAAGATCGGTATCGCTATCTATCAGGGTGGCGCCAGAAGTTTTGTAGAAGAGCGCTATTCCTTCATTCGTATCAGCTACCGGCCCGAGGGTGCCGCCACATTTGTGGAACTGCCCTCCATCTACGGTGTGCGAGGGCTGACCCAGCAGGCGCAGTACAACAGCCTGCAGCTGGAGCTTCCTGATGGCAGCCGCTGCGCACAGGTACGGCTTGAACCGCTCAGTGGCTGGGAGATCCGCTCTGGCGCCGCTGCTGGTCAGCTGGTGGTGCTCGATAGCCGCATGGCCAGCCTGCAGACCGTGGTGGATGGCGCCTGCACCGTTCGCTATGCCGGCGAGGCCCCCTTCACCAGATCGGCCGATCGCTTTGCTCTGAAGTCGATTGAGCCTGAACAGGATCTCGGCCTTGGCTGGACCGATGGCACGGCAATGACCGACCCCTGGGGGAAGGTGGCGGAAGCATTTGTCTACGAGGAGATCCAGAGCACGGCCAGCCAACGGCCTGAGCACGAAATTGCCTATATCAACGTCATCCAGACCAACGCCACCGCACCCACCTACAACGGCATTGCCGGGGTGGGCATGAACATCCGCTCAGCCCTGGAGCTTCAGAGCGTCAACCAGCTGTCAGCACAGGTGATTGGCGGCCACATTTGTTCCCGCTACATCGAGGCCAACGAAGGGCCGACCCATCTGCTGCCAGACATCTTCACCCGGCTGGCGCTGAGCCCTGTTTTTGGCGCCGGGCAGGACGTGAGCGCCGAGCAGATCAATGCCGCCAGCTTCTTGGCGTCGGCGCAGTGGTGCTTTGACCGTCGCTATTTCTTCGATGGCACCCTGCCTCAGCCGGAAAACCTGCGGCAGTGGGCGGCCGATCAGGCGGGGCAGCATCTGCTGGCCTTCTATGAGCTCAATGGGCAGTTTTATTTCAAGCCGGCGCTGAGCTTTGATCCGGTGCCGATCGTTGACCTGTTCACAGCCGCCAATATCAAGGCAGGAACCTTCCAGAGCACCACCAGCGACGACGACCAGCGCCGACCGATCCAGGTGAGCGGGCTGTATCGGGAGGAGCGCAGCAACAACGACCTGCTTTCTCCCGGTGTGTTCTCGACCGTGCGGGAGATCACGATTCGCGAGGCCTTGGGCAGCGACAGCGATCCGGTGGAACAGCTGGACATGAAGGCCAGCTGCACCAACCGCTGGCATTTGATCGATGCGGCCAAGTACCTGATCCGCTGGCGACGGCTGGTGGGCGATCCGATCAGCTTCGAGACCACCTATGCCGGCATGCTGCGGCCGATTGCCCCGGAGGACCACATCGCTGTGGCCTACGACGAGACGCTGCAAGACCTCTACAGCAACGGTGCCGTGATGCCCGACGGCACCCTGGTGGCCTCTGAACCGCTGACCGACGGCAGCTATGAGGTGCTGGCCTGGGATGGCACCACCCCGCCGGGCCCCACGATTCAGTCGCTGGTGGTCAGCGGCGGCGGCACCAGGGGCAACCTGTTGGGCTCCCAGTGGACCCGCCTTGCCGCCCCCCAGGTGCGCACCTTTCGGGTGATGCGCGTCAACCCCACCGATGACGGCCGGCAGAAGATCGAGGCGGTGCTGATGCCAACCGCTGCAGATGGCCGCCTGCTGCTTTCCCTAGATTGGGATGAGCCCACCGCCTGGGTGATCCGCGGCTGATGGCGATGCTCCCCAACCCTTGCAAGACGATGCCGATAGCCACGCCGAGCCGCCTGATCACGGCGATGAATATCTTGGCCGACAGTTTTTTTGACCACAGAAACAAAGGGGAAGGGATAGGTTTCACTACCCCGCTTGCCGATGGTCTGCGCCCTATCGAACTAGGCGACCATCTTCTTGTTGCTTACGAAGAAGGACTGGAGCCACAGAAATGTCGGCCTTTGCTCTATCGCACGACATTGGTGGAAATGGTTGAATACGGCATGCAACGGATCAACGCTCTCCCTGTTCCTGAATCAGCTGATACCTGATGCCGATCCTCTTCCCGGCCATCGAACCCACCGCCTTTGCGTTCGTGATGCCCCGCCATCCGATTACCAGCGCGGTGTCGGAGGCCGGGATCGAGGATCAGCGTCTGTGGGGCACGGTGGCAGTCAACGGGGCCCTGGAGCTGGAGTTCGGGAACATCAGCACCTCCCAGGCAACGAAGATCCTCTCCACCTTCCGTCAGAGCTACTCCGGCCTGCTGCCCCTGACGCTGCCAGACATCCTTTTCGCCGGAGTGACGGCGGATTACAAAGCCTTCATCGAATCGGTCACCACCGGCGCCGGCCTGCGCTGGTTCTGGCCCCTCGGCCAGGGCGCACCCACCCCCAGGAGCTCGCTCACTTTCCGCCACCGCTGCACACTGCCGGTGCAACTGCAGGCCCGGCTGCAGAACAGTCCGTAGGCCCTGGGCCGATGGCCCTGCCTAGCCTCCTGATGTGGCCATGAGCTGAATCAGGGATGGGCGTCCGGAATACAACCCAGAGCGACGTGTATTGGAACGGCTCGCTGGTGGGCAAGATCACGGACGTCAGTGTCTCCGTCTCCCGCGACATCCTGCCCACCACCGGAGTGGGCCAGGTCGCCAGCACCAGCACCAAGGGCATGCGCGAATCGCAGATCAGCTGCACCCTGCTCTACGACCCGGACAACGCCCCAGCGGTGTCGATGGCGAACAGCATCTGGGACGACAGCGACGATGTCGATACCCTCCGCGTTGTCACCCGCCGGGGGTCGACCCGCGGCGACTTCACCATGAATGTCCTCAGCGCCTCCCTCGGCACCCCGGTGCGCGTGCGGGAGCTCATCTCCTGCTCGATGTCGCTGACCGTCAACGGCGATATGAGCGGCCGGTTCTGAGCCATGGCGATCGATGGCGAGATCGGCACCCTCACCCTCAGCCGCAGCTGGCCGCGGCCGGTGGTGCTCACCGATGACCTGCTTGATGCCCCCGGCAGCGTGGTGCGGCTGCGGCTAGAGGAGCCCTGCTTTCTCAACGGCGACCAGGTGCTTATCACCGCACCGCTGGGTGTGCCGTTCGATGTGCTCGGCACCGGTTACGCCAACTGTCCCGACGGCCACAGCTTCTGGGGGGATGCCGCCTCCAGTGGGCCGGCCACCCTGCACCGCGTCGGCGCCGATCCGCCCTTTTGGGGCTCTGACGACAACGCCACCTTCTGGGACCACCCCGGCACCGTCGGACTGAGCCAGCAGGCCACCGTCTACATCCACCAGGATGCCCTGGAGCGCGCCACCTTCTACAGCCTCGAGGTGGGTGCGGTGAACGGCGGCGAGCTCAGCCGCCTGCCCCTTCGATTGGTGGGATTCGATCGGCTCATCCTCAGCGTGGCCAGCGACCGCGCCGGCTATGCCGAGGCCCTGCTGGCCCTGGCCCTCACCATCCCCCGCCCTGAGGAGGTTGAGGCGGGGCTGGAGGACATCGTGCCGGCCCTGCCGCCGGTGATCCGGGACGCAGGGGCCGCGGCGAATGAGCGGGGCTGGAAGCGGCAGGCGGATCTCTCCAGCTGGGAGGTGGAGACCGACACCACGGCCCTCGACCAGGGGGCGATCGGCGAGGCCTTCGGAGCGGTCCTCGCCGGCCAGGTGCGAGGTGCCGGGAGCTTCTCTGGAGAGATCAGCAACACCTACCACCCTGGCGTCAGCCCCAGCTCCGCCATGCTCCGCCTCGACACGCTCACCAAGAAGGGGGGCACCGGCACCATCCGCCTGCTGGTGGCCGATGGGCCCCGGGGCCACTCAAACGGTGTGTGCTTTATCCGGGAGGAGTGCCTCTTCTATGAGATGGACATCCTCCTGACCAACGTGCGCCTTTCCACCCAGGCCGGCGAAACGAAGAAGATCCGTGGCCAGTTCGCTTCGATCGGCGACGTGCGCTTCGTCATCGCTGATCGGGAACATCCATTGGCAGCAATGAGCCAGCCCTAGCCTGACGGCAGCAGCAGCAGCACATGGCCCGGATCAGTTTTGCGAATGCCCTCGCCGGCATCCGTAACGCATTCGGACCCGGCGGGCAGCTCCGCGCCAAAGACCAGCTGGCCGCGGTGGTGGATGCCCTGCTGCAGATGGCGGGCAACGCCAACATCGCCCCGGGCAACAGCGAGCCGGCCGATCCGCTCAACAGCCCGTTCACCATCTATCTCAACCCGTACACCGGGAGTGATCGTTTCGTCGGCGGTTCTTACAACTGGTTTGAGGAACCGGGCGAGGCCAGCGATCCCTCCAAGATTGCGGCGAAGTTGAAACGCCTCGAAAACCAGCGGTTGGTTTGCGGCTACAGCAGGCAGGCGCCCTTCCGCACCATCAACCGCGCAGCGATCGAGATCGTTGCGATGACCAGCAAGAACTTCTTCACGATCAACTCAGAAGAGGCGAACGTCGATTGCCCATCGGTGGAGCTGAGCCCGGGGACGCACATTTTCTACAACGACCCTGGCAATTCCAGCTACGCCATCCCGGTGACGGAATGGCCAGCGGCCGGCTTCGATCCGACCCCCAATCACCTGATCGCCTTCAATCCCAACAGCGGCGGCATCGTGTTGCCCCGCTACGCCACGGCGAGCGCTCCCCTCAGCCTGCGGCAAACCACTGTCAGGCCCTCATACGTGCCGGCCGCGGCGGATGAGGCCGCCGACTACAGCAACCGGGTGGCGATCCTCAAAATCACCTCAACCAGCTACGTTTACGGGTTCACATTCCGGGATCAGTTCCG